CATCGATACTGATGGTAAAGCAAATCTTTCAATATTCTTTATGTAAGTATTTTGATTCATATTACTTTAATGCTGGTGCAATACTGCCACTAGCTGCTTGACCTGGATAAGATGATGTAATACTAGGTTGTGCTTCGGTTTCAGTTAGTAAACCCAAAGTTCTTAATTTGTTTCTACTCCAACCCAATGCTGATTTACCACCCCATGCCATATACATAAGATATCCACAACCATCGGTAAATGATTTTGATACTTCTAAATCACCTTCATGTCTACTTAAAAAAGAATACATTCTCTTTATAGTATCTACACTAATTGGTTCTCCTTTTGCTAATTGATTTGCTCTTTGTTTTCCAACAGGAGTTCCACAACTACCCCAACCATTATCATTTGCATATTTCAATGCTGCTTTAGCATTTGATTTAACACCATCTGGATAGTCCGAATAACTTTCCATTTCTATTCTTTGACCTTTACCATATCTTTTATCTTTCTTTATGATTGCTCTTAATGTAGATAAAAATACTTCTGCTTCTTGCTCTGTCAAATCTTCAATATCTTTTAATAGAATATCTTCTTTTGATGCATGAATTAAATTATGAGTAAAGAGTCCTTCAATACTAAATCCTTTTACCTTTCCTGTTTTCACATAATCTTTCCAAATCTTTGGGTCAGTTATTTTAAACATTCCCATCCAAGCACCATCAGGTATACCTGATAAACCATAATTATTTGATTTGTCAAGCTTACCTTCTTTAATCCAAGACTCAACGAGATGGACACCTTTAATACTCATGTCATGTTCTAATGTTGCTTTATCAGTATACTTTTTCATTAAGTAATTCTGTGCAATCTTCCTTACTGTCTCTCTAGTAAAATACACATGGTATGGTTGTCCTTCTCCGTCAACTCTTAATATTTTCTTTTCAGGCAATAGTATTGGGCCCATTAACATCTGCTGTTCTTTATCAGTTGCAGCAAACATTACTTCTTCTTTATCAAAGAATATAAAATCAGATTCGATTGCTGGACTCTCTACCAAAGAGATTGCAAACACTTCATCCTCATTATCTTCAATTTTTAACTCGTACAATTTCATATTATAAAAACAGATTTTTGATTAAAAATAGTTATCCTGCACTAAATGTTGCAGCTCTGGAAGTTCTTCTATCTAATGCCTGTTGTGATGTAACATCTCCACTAATTACATATGCACGAATAGGTCTTTGCGATGCAGATATAGTTTCTCCTATTTGTTGTGTAGGGTTCATACCACCGGTTGTAGTTATTTGTGGTGCAGCAGTTCCTGCAATAGTCGGTGCATTTGGTATTGCTCCACTACCTGCGGATGCTACGCTTCCTCCACCTCCACCTGCTCCTGATGATTTACTTTTACCTGATGATAAGATTGCAGCTATTTGTGCAGCTGATGAAACACCCACTGCTGCAATTTGTAAATTAGTATTTACCTTCAATGCAGCCTTACCTGCGATACCACCCGCAACTGCTGCTTTACCTGCTGCTGCTTCTGCAATACCTAATGGTGCAGTGATTGGGTTTACTAATTTTGGTATTGACATTAAGATTGCAGCGTTGCCTGTTGCAATTGCTTTATCGTATTCAAATTGTGCAGACCTTGCATTTACTAATATTTGTCCAATAGATGATGCAGCATTGATTGCAACTTGTGCAACACCGAATGCTTTTGCCATCGCCGAACCTTGTGCAAATACATTTATTAAACTTCCAAATATACCTGAAATATTATTACCTAAATCAACCCATGATTGTGATACGGCTTGATTGGTTTTGAATGCTGAGTCTTTTCTTTGTTCATCTAATTCCTTAATTCTTTCGTATTGTTCCATTGAGAATTTAGCAAACTCTTCGGCATCTTTTAATCTCTTCTCTTTTTCCTTTTCATCTAACTCAGCTTGTTTAGCTAAATACTTATCATCAATTTCTTTTAATGCATCAGCTTGTGCAGCTTTTAATTGAGTTGTATCTTCACCATATTTAGTTGCAAGAAATAATAATCTAGAATAATGTTCGTTTACCTTAAACTCTTCAGCTTCTCTTTCAGAAAGTAATTCCAACATTGCTTCTTTCTGACCATCCATTAATTCTTTTAACTCCTCTTCTCTTATTTTTTTCGTTTCATCCGTATGTTCTTTTAAATCTTTCTTTTGTTCTTTAAGATTTTCTTTTTGAGTTTTAGTCATTTTCTTTTGACCTACTTCAAATCTTTGAACTGCTGTATCGTAGTTATCACTAAATCCTGTTACTGATGATTTAGCATCTTCCCATGCACCTTTGAAATCTCCTTTAAATAATTTTACAATTGATGAACCTAACTTACCTATTGATTGGAATACTGCCGTTACTGCTGAATAAACTACTTTAAATGCCTTTGTTACATATGGCATTACATCAATAGCTAATTCTATAAATCCATCTATAAGTGGTTGTAATGCACCTAATATACCATTTAATGCCTGTTCGAACATAATAAGGATAGGTTCAAACTTTTTCATTGTCTCATCAGACTTTGAAAGAGCTGCAGCAAATCCTCCTAATAGAGAAACGATTAAACCGATACCTGTTGCTTTTAATGCAGCACCCCATGATTTAGTTGCAAGTTCTACTTTTTTAAGTCCAGTAAATAATTGTCCGACTGGACCAGGTGCAGCTTCTAAAGCACCTGCAAAATCTTCTGCACCCAATTTAGCACCTGCAATTGCATCTTCTACATCTCTGATTTCTGCAGACAATTTTTTGAAATCGGCAGAACCTACGGCAACTTCTTTCAATTGCTTCTTTAATGCTTTTAAATCTGCAATAGAATTGGCTGCGTTGGTTTCAACATCAACCTTTACTTTGATTTTCTTATCGGCCATAATCTGCGTTTAATATTTTTACCTATATCTCTAAATGTGTAAGGTATAGCGTATTTACCTTTTGCAATGTTTACATTTTCACTTATTCCGTAAAACTCGTTTGTTTGTAATAAATCTATTATACTCTTTATCATATTGTAAAAACATTAAAACCTTTATAAATAAGTGAGGGGAGAAATACTTGCTACTTTCTCTATCCATTTATAATACTCATAGGAACAATACTCCTGTGAAATAAGGAGGTTTTTACCATAAGGTAAGGTATTTGTATATCCACCTTTATAAAATAAATTTTGACCCATTTCTGTCACTCCTGCATTATGTAAGAATTGTTTATCATGCATCCATTCAATCTTATCAGTTGCCCAACAAAAGTTTAATTTATCACTTACCTTTACTTCATTTCCAAAATACCATGCATTCCAAAGTAATGACCACATTCCAGCAGTCCATTTTTGTATTGGATAATCTCCATCATGTTTCTTTTGGTATAGATGTTCGGTCTCACAAAACATTTTATATAATGCAATACTATCTTTTTCAACTTTATTCCAAAAAGAGTATGTAGAGTTCTTAATTAAATGTTGTGCTCCACCTGAATTTGAATTACATATTTTAGGTACTATACCATCTAAACCAACTATGTCTAGCATTCTTTGGTAAACATCTTCACCTTTCTGCATTATGTAATCATAATTGATGTATGAATTAGTATCACTAAAATACCAAATCTTATTTCCTAATAATTGCCAAGTTTGTTCAAATGGTTTTAATAATATTGTATCACTATCATGAAACATTATTGTCTCATTCTCTAATTCAGGATGTTTTTTAAAGTGTTGTTTTACAGCATTAAAATATATAGAAGGAATATAAGACTTATCATTCCTATTATCATTGTAAAAATGAAATCCAATAAAAGGGTAACTTCTTTGTAAAACTTCAATTTCTTTTGGTATTTCACCATCAGTAAGAAATAGAACATGAATATCAGCAGGAGAAACCCCATTTTGAATGAAATTATTTACATATACTTCTACTTGCCATGCGTAATATATTGTTGCAGGTTGTGCAGATATCCACTTCATATTAACAAGCCGATTGTACTGTAAATGTTAAATTACTACTACCTCCAATTGTTCCATCAATAATACATGCAGTATATACTGTACTATTTGCATCAACAGTTCCACCAACTCCGCTTCCACCACATCCAGTTCCACTCCAATATCCAGTATATCCACTACCATTGGTAATTTGATATGTGTCACAATCAGGTGCTAATGTTGTAGTTGTTGTCGTTGTGCTTGTAGTAGTTGTACTTGTCGTAGTCGTACTCGTTGTTGTAGTGCTCGTTGTAGTTGTTGTCGTTGTAGTTGGCGTATTTGCTTCCGCAGAACTAAATGTATCACTAATAATCGGCCCTAACAATTGTAAATTACATGAACCATCTTTTAATGAATAATCGTTTATTGCACGAAGGTGATAATAATTACCTCTGAAATTTACAATGTCATTCAATTCCATAGTGAAATAATCTTTCAATGGAATGATTGCAGAACAATTTACTAATCTTGTTGTAGGGTTGTAAAGTAAAGATATGTATGTTTCCCAATAATTTGTATAAAGACTACCTGTTGGTACTTCACCATAAGATGCTCCTTCATTATTAAAAAGTAAACTATCACTATCTATCGTTGGAAAACTACCTGTTACTACATTATAATTGTCGAAATATGGAAATGAGGTTTGTGCATATGTTACACCACCAAAAGTTGCAGAACCACTTTCTATCCAATATTGTTCACAATCAATCAGTCCATTGTAAAAATAGACATGTGGCAAAACTCTTGCAGGATTATAGTTTTGGTCACTAATAAATGTTGGTATGTATATTGGAATTATTTGACTCATAATATTTTATTTTAGCAGGAGTAAAAGGTATCGCTTCCTATTATTCCGGTTGTAGTATTAACTGCAGTTGTTGAAATTCCAGGCCCTTTACTAAACCACCTAAATCCAGTTACAGGTGATGTTGCATATTGGTCATAGAATAAAATCTGACCTGGTGTGAATGCACCATCTAGTGTATATACATTAGTTGAAATCGGTGAGCTACATACATAAATTGGATTAGGATTTGAACTTAATTTCACATTACCTGCAAAGAATGCAGTAGGTGTTGGATTTACATTAGAAACACTACCTGATAATCCTGTTCCTGCAATTCTTATCAATGGGTCAGATGCAAATGTAGTTTTAACTTCAAATGTACCTTGTGAATAAAAATTGGTTGTATCTATGTAATATGTTTTACCATATTCTCTATTTGCAGCTTTACTGAATTGTTGAGAGATATAATCTTGGTCTAATGTATCACCAAAGTTTAGTTTATTTACTGCTAAGTTATTTGCAGCAATTACTTCTATCTTATCATCTAAATTAATGTATTTATTAAAATCTTTTACCTCACCTCTTTTATACCATTCATTAAATGTTTCAATTATAAATTCATTAGGTTTAGTATTATTAGGATAAATTACTAAATTAAACTTCTTTTGCAATCCTAATATAAAATCAATCTGTTTAATACCTGTTGTACCATATGGCATATTAGAAGGTATATCCATCACTCTACCATCAGCTGCCTGATTTACTTCTCTAATTTCTATAAAAGATTTAGTTGTCCCTTTTGGGTCTAATGTCACAAGAGGTTGTGCAGTTGGTGGTGGATTATTTGGTGATTGTCTTATTTGAAAATAATAATTACCTGCTGGTATAGTATTGAATTTGAATTGACTTCCTAATTCATATGTTGTATTGATACCGGTTGCACCTCTACTTTGTTGTAGTTGGTCAAAGAAATTAATATACGATGATACAGCTTGTGTAGAATAAGGAGTTGAACTACCTGTTTCTAGCATTCTTATTTGCCATGTTCCATTCGCAGTAAGTGTACCTGGCATATTATTTACCGAGCAACTTACATTTATATTTATATTTAATGCACCTTTTAAGTTAGTCGTTTTCTCAACTCTATATGCACCATTTGTATAAAAGTTTTGTGGGTCGGATAACTCATTATACCAAGGTAAAGTTGTCCAACTACCAGATGCAAGTGTTATGTCTGTCATACCACTACCTGATATTGCACCTACTTTTATTTTACCATATGTTTCCAAATCAACACCAGCAAACTCAGGATATTTTAATGAGTTATTACAAAATAAATACATATCATTTATAAATGGTTGATTCATAAATGAAGATGTGTAAGTATATCCTGCTTCTTCAAATATTGCATCTAATACAGGTTTAACTCTAATAGCTGGTTTGAAGTTTTGAACTGTCAATGCACCATCCTGGTCATCCATACCAAATAAATTATCTGAACCTTGTGTAAATGCATATCCACTACCATAATCTGCTAGGGGGTAAACTATATCACCATTGAAAAGATTACCACTCCAACTTGCTGAAATGTTATCTAATGATGCAGTATGGTTATATTGTGATAAAGAAGTTAAATTCGTTAAATACAATCTATTTGTATCTCTTGCAAAAGATGAAAGAGTACCATACAAAGTAATTTCATAACTTTCAATAAACTTATTTGCAATTACATTTACTTTGTTAAGTTGTATATAACCATCGATAAGATATATTGAATCAAAATCAATGTATGCGGGTACTTTTATATTCGTTGCAAATAAAAATGGATTTTCAATACTGATATCATATACATGTTCAAAGAATGCATTATTAACTTTTGTTCCAGGTAAAGATATCTGACGAGTGAATGTAGCAGGTAAAACTCCTATGTCAAAGAGGCCTGTTACATTATTAGATAATTTTATATCCTCATCATCAAATATGTCTAATTGTGTTCCGTTTGCTATTAATCTAAAAGTAAACGCTTGTGTACTGATTATACCCATTACATAATTAATTTATAAGGTTGTCCGTATTGGAATTCAAATTGATATTGAATTAGTTTATCGACAACCCCTGTTTTAAATACTATATTTTGAGATACAATAGTCATAGGTCTTAATGCACCCGTTGCTTCATTATAAATCCAATAGATTTCATCACTTACTAATAATTGTTTTAGAATGTCGTTATAACTTTCAGGTAACCAAAATGTATTTACTGATAAACCTTGTTTAGAATCTACAATGTATGCACTATTCGCAGTATCGTAATTTTGATAAGACAATGTAGAACTTTCCCATGTACCTAATTGTGGCTGATAAGTTTTCCTTTCAGTAGTAAACGATTGCTTACTTACCATATAGAAGTTTAACCAATCAAATTGTCCAAAACGATTTTTCCATTTCATTCTTACATTAGGATATTTTTGTTCACAATTGATATCATATCTTATTGGTAATCCTAACGCAGATGCACCATTGTAAGGTTGAACTGTATAATAAGTTAATCCTGTTGTAGATAATGGAAAACCAGGTTGAGAAGGTGCAATAGGATATTGTTGAATTTGTCCAGAAGAACTAACATTTGCAGTTAATGTGAAATCACCCGTACCTGTATTACCTGTATAAACTATTTTTGTAGGTGTAGTTGCACCTATGTTTCCACCATATACAGATGATAAACCTTGATTATCTAAAAATGCAGATTGTGTTGCCGGCCCATCGGTTAGTAATGGCCAGTAAGGAGTTGTAGTCTGCATTTGTTGTCCAATAGATTCAGGAAATATTCCATATCCATCGACTGCTTTATATGTTGCAGATTTTAAATGAGAGCCAGTAACAAATGTACTACCTGAAAGATATTGAAAATAAAAATCAACTGCAAAATACATTACATTTGAAGTATTTTGTTGTGCATAATCTGTAAGTGTTGAATTGATTATTCTATTCAAATCAAATAGACCAACACCGACTGTATTAGGAAACTTTGCAATTGTATAATCTGCTACCGAAGAAGATGCATTTGGTGCACCTTGCCAATAATATAATTCACCTACATATTGAAATGAAGATGATGTTGTTGTAGCAGTATTGCTTTCACTTAATGAAAATATAATTGGTGATTGTGCAAATGAACAACTTGCAGGAGTCTGTAATAATGATAAAGCCATTATGTATTATGTTTATATAAAAACCACCTTTTCAGTAAAAGTATGTGATACTAATATTCTGCTTCAAATTTGTCTAATTCTGATGCTATATTTCCGACTATAAGTTTGTCAACCATCTCCTCATAATACTGATTTAACATTGACTGAACTGTTGGGTCATTTATTGCATTATCTGCAAATGGTCTTGCATCCATTTTGTATGTACCATCATTTACATATTCACCATACTCAGCTCCATTGGGTGCATAGTCTAATTCAATTTCAAAAGAATAATCATCTTTTGTCTTTAACTCCTTTACCATTTTGGCAGGAGTGTTTGCAGCTTTAACTTTACGAAGTAAGTTGCCTGTGTCGATTGCTCGAGTAGGTTGTCTTTGTAAGTTTAGTTGTGCTAAAGAACTAATCTGTTTTGCTATGTCTTGTAATGATGGCATTTTATTTTATTAAAATCTACTACTAAATACTGCAAAGTTTTGGTCTATTTCAGCTTGTGTAAGTTGTCTATTATATTGTAAATATCCCATAACATATCCATTCAAATATCCTGCAGCTCCTTGTTCTGGGTCGTGGCCAATAAGAGCCCCACTAACAGTTCCATTTCCTCTTGTATAAGTATTTGTATTTGAACCACTTATATTATTATCAAGATACATAATATGTGAATTAGTTCCATTTGTAGTAAATGTATATGCTCTCCAAGTATCAATAGAAGCTGGAATGATAGTTGTTCCAGATGGTATTACAGGGGTACCACCATAATACATTATAGGTATAACATCTTTTACATTAGATACCTCACCTGTTACAACTACACCATTAGTTGCTTTTATACAAGGGAATCCACTATATCCATTATTCAAATTAGTCCAAGTTGATTGTTTACATTTAATAATCGCCATTGTAGTAAATGAAGAAGATAATGCAGTGTTAAATTCTATATACTGAGCTGAACCGGTTGATAAACTTAATTGTCCTCCGTTAGTAGAACTCCAAGTTGGATTATTAATCAATGAACCGTTAATACCATATCCTGATATATCAAATACAGTGTTACCACTTCCAGGATATGATGCTGGATTACCAAAATCATAGATAACATTTGCTCCAGACACAAATGAATGGGTTATACTACCTGAAATACATGTGTAACATGTACCAAATGAAGCGCTAACATTTACATTTGTTAATGCAACTGAAACTGCTAATGATGAAGTTAAATTACTAACAGTCCAACATGATGAAGTAGTAGTTAATTCAGTATTTGTAACTTTTAATACACTACCTGTCGTATACGAGTCATCAAGATTGTCTAAAGTTGTCCATAAACTATGTGTTGATTGACAAGATGTTAAATTAAATGCAGTCTGTACTGGAACTACGCTTGTAATCCAAACACATGGCACAGTTCTATTATTTGGTGAACTTGCATCTACTGGTGGATTATTTGCAACTATATTAAGAGTTGCATTAAGAGAAGCAAAAGTTATATTATTTATTTTACCCACATAACTACTGGCATTAATAGACCCGGAGAAATAAGTCAAATATGGAAAATAATAATTACCAGGGTCGGTGGGGTCATCTCTTTTTAATTGAAATGTATATGTACATGGTACATTATAATGTGGATATTTTAATACTTGACCAGGAAATCTTTCAATAACTCTCCATTTCATCCAATTCTCAAAAAATGCACTATCACTTTTTACAAATAATGGATTTGATTGAGCAATTATAGTTTTTCTATATTGTGCGTATGTTAATGTATCATTAATTATGTTTCCATTTTGGTCTATATAATTAAAATAACATGTTCCCAATTCAATATTTCTAGGATATTCTACTTCTATATACCAAGCTTCTGGTCCTGTTTTTGGAGGTGCACTTATACAACAAGTTCCTGACCCACTTAATTCAGCCGTGCAAAAGAAAGATGCACCCGCTTGTAATATAGCTCCCTTTTCAGTTGCTGTGTTTGCTTCAGCATCTAAACAAACTGGTACTATAACTCTACCAGCTATACTACTAGTTGTATAGGTTATAGCATTATAATTGTAATTAAAATTACCCGCAGCGTTTGCAAAATACATTGCTTTCATATGTGGTATTCCACCACCCGGTGATTGCCAATAAGAAACTGGAATATACATAATTAAACTAAATTTTTGATACTAACTGCATATAAAGATGATGTATCAAACGAAACGAATGATAATATATCTTGTGAATTTGCAAATACTGATGCTGAATAATCCGAACCTGTTGGAAATAATATATTAGATGAATAGTTTAAACTACCTGTTGGTGATTGTTGTTTAACTAATAATTGAATAGTTTGGCCTGATTGTATATTTGTAGGATTCAAAAATGTTACAGATGAAGTTGGTAAAGTTAATACAAAAAAGTTTCCTAAACTTAAATCCATACTAGCAGTTTGAGATACAACACTCAATGTTGTGGTTATACCTCTAACGCTTCCACTAAATGTTGAATTTCCTATTACATTTAACTCAATTGCTGCAGATGATGAAAGTGTTAAACTACCTGTGATAGTTTGATTTCCAATAAAATTATTACTTCCTGTTGTTGCGAATGATGCTATAACTTGATTTGTAGATTGTGTATATGCATTAAACGAAGAAGTATTTAACTTTTGGTTAATTTGATTTTGTAAGAAAGATGCAGTTTGAGTTAATTCAGCTTGTGTAGCAAAGTTAGTATCTAACGATTGACTCCAAATCTCCAATTGGTCTAATCTCAAATCAACAGATGCAGAAAATGTTGTATTTAAATAAGATGCGGTTGCTTCTACTGCATCCAATCTACTATCTACTGATGTTGAAAATGGAATATATAAAGATGCAGTTGCTTCAACTATATCTAATCTTGCATCTACACTTTGAGAATAAGTAGTTACATTACCAATTCCACTAATTGTAGAGGATGAAATGTTACCTAATACATTTAAGTCACCTGTAATACCCATAGAACCCGTCAAAGAACTGCTTCCTGACATTATAATACTTCCGTTGAGTGTTTGTGTATCTGCAGTGCTATCTCCCAAAATATTAGACCCAGATGAGAATATGACAGAACTACTTTCTATTGTAGTTACTATCTTAAATGCACTAATTGTACCACTAACGATTAAATCATTTGTGATAAACATATTAGATGCAGTAATTGCATTTGATATTGCTAAACTACCTGTTAGATTAGTTGCTCCACTAACTTCTAAATTACCATTTACTCTTACATTATCATTTACTGTCACCTTACCTTCTATGTCAAATGCACCACTAACAATAAAGTCACCACCAACACTCAAATCACCATCTAATGAAGCACTACCAATTGAATTAAGATACAATCCTAATCCATTACCAAATCCATCTTCAATTTGCGTTAATGTTACAGATGCAGTATTGTTACTACCAAAGTGTAATAAACTTTGAAATGATGATGAAATATATAAGTTACTTAAACTTCCCATTTATTTTTATTTTATAATTTTAATCGTATTGCCACTTTCTAAATGCTACATCCGTTCCTAATCCCCATTTTTGTGGTGTGGTATTCCATATTTGTGGATTTGCCCACAATAAACAATAATCACATGTCACAAAATTATCATATGGTAATTCCAATACTGGTAAATTAACATAATCAAAATCATCTTCTCCACTAAATGTACCTACAATCGTGTAACAATGATAGTCATAGTAAGTAGTTATGTCTCCTGATGAATTAGGAAATGGTCTACTCATAAAGACTTGACCTATACTTCCAGTTTCATCCAATACTGCTTTATACCTATCACCACCTACACAATCTTCAATTATATACCCACTACCTGACGGATTAATTAAAAAAAAAAGACAACGATTTTTATCATTGTGGGTCGTTAACTCAAAGGTTGCAACCCATCCGGCCAATCCATTATTGAACTGGTCAGAGAATGCCGAACAATTTATGTCTCCGTTTATCTCAAATCCTGCAACTCCTCTTTGCGTATATGAAGTTAAGTCATTTAAGATACCCAATGTGTTTGCGTGAATATCAACCGTATCATCTGTTCTATAAAATGGTACAGTTTGTTTATTCGTTCTTTCGTTACTTTCGTTATTCTTATTTTTAATCTTGTCAGCAATCGTCAACTGAATTGTATAATTGGTTACATTAGTACCAAAGTTACTTTCAGTTATTAAAATATTTCCAAATGGATATGATGGAAACTCATCTGTATCTATCTTTGTAATATCACCTTGTGTTACTGCATTAATAGATGGATGGTTTTGCATTATTGTTTTAAAATAATTCAAAGCATTGTAATAGAGAGTATAGTTTACACCTGTATTATGAACGATTTGTTGAGCCATAGTTATTATAATTGTATTCCACCGAAGTATTGATTACTTTGGTCAGGATATATTTGTGTTTGATTTCCAACAGTCTGTAAGTATTGAGGTATATTATTAGAATATGCAATTAAGTAATTCTGTAATCTCAATGCGTAATAGTCTGCATTGTTTAGAGCTTTGTTTAAAAGATAATCAATTTCAGATTTAGCAGGAGCTATACCTTGTTCACTTTGTTGTTTAACTGCTCCATTTGATTTAAATTGAACTGAACTAAATGGAATATATTCAACACATGCATACCACAATAAAGTATATTTGATGTGGTCATCCATTAAGTCCTGATAATAAGAACTTAAAGAACTAAATGTGTTTGCAGTGATTTGTGCTTGTAAGTAATCAAATAGGACAGTTCCTAATAGATTCTTTAAGTATTTATCTTGTGCAGTTCTACAAAACGGCAATAAAGCATCTGCATCAATTGCACCTTGCAACGGAGAGTTCTTTATAATATCGTTTCTGTTTATGAATAATGCGTATGACATAATTATTTTTTATATATTTCGTATTCTTTACTTAATATTGTTGGCATTGTAAACTTCTCAGTTGGCAATGGTTCATTTGGAGTTTGGTCAGCAGTATCTTCTGTTGTTGCTGGATTTTCCATGCTATCATTAGTTTCATCTTCAACTTGGTCAATTGTTTTACCAGTTTCTTCCGCAGTTTGTGAAAGAATTACTAATGGAGTTAATTGTTCAAAGTATAATTCAGCTTCTGTATATCCAGAACAAGTTAATGCGTAATCCAAAGTATTTAATATAATGTTTTGGAAAGGTGCAATAGTCATTGTTTGTAAGATACTAAATGCAGTTTTCATTTCTTCACTTTGAGAACTGAAACCATTGTTCTTTGTTCTAATACCAAACAATAAAGGAGATGTTACTCTATGTGCTACAAGGATTCTATCCTGTGTGTATTCTGCAACATAGTCATACTTCTCATGTAAGTTTGTGATATCAATTACATCAATCGTAGGTTTAGTTAATGGGTCATCGTTAAATGACAACATAAATCTACCTGCGTTATCCGTACCTGTGAATTTAGCTTGAACTAAATCTTCAATAGTTTGTCTTTCTTCAGGTGCAGGAACTCCATTGTTGAAGTTTAACATCACTGCTGGTAAGAAACCATTGACAATATTATTAAAGTGTAAATTACTTATCTCACCTTCGGCCATTGCTAATTGTAAAGCAGATACCCAATCTGGTAGAGAATAGTAATACAAACCTGGACAATAATGTTTGATGTAAAGTATTTCCATTTTCTCATTAGAAGTTTCAAAAGCAGGTATTTTCTTTTTATCTCTTACCTTTCTTTGGTCGTTCCAATCAGTACAATAGTAATAATTTTCTATCATTGGAGATGAACCTAACTTCTCTGCTCTTAATAACTGAACAGGTATGTGATACATCTTTTTAATTTTAGTATGTGTATCATCCCAATAAACTTGGAATGCTGCATTACCAAATAACTTTAAGTCGAATGCTACTCTCTTAACTTCCTCTTGCGGAATCATCTTTTGTAAAGTCTCATTGAATACTTGGTCTTTGGAATATAAACCTTTACCGAATATTAAATCAGCAATACCTTCGATAGATGCTGCATTAGTTGTACTAACATTGAAAGCAGTAGTAACTGCATCAAAGAAATCATCATTGCCATACACACCAAATGGAACGAATGGATAACGAGTTTTAGTATCTTCCTGTATAATAGGAAGAGAATTATTATTTACATTAACTATTGAGAATTTTTGTTGTCCTTTCATGTTTAATCCATTATGATATATTTGTTCTCACTAATGTGGGAAACATATTGTGTATTTTGAGTTTCGTATACTGATTTATCTATTGATTGAGATGCATATACTTGCCAACTACCATTCCATATATCAATAGATGCACTACCTGATTGATTATATAGGACTGCACGATATTCACCACCTACACTTGCACTTTGTATACTTGCAGTGAATGATAGAATACTTTCGTATGCAGAATAACTAACTTCTGTCATAGATGCAGTAAATGTATTCAATCCCATCATATCAGTCAACGACATAGTAAATTGATTACTACCCGTTATCTGTGTTCTAATAGTGTATGAGTTTGATTGAGATATGTAATAGCTAAGCATTATCTTGTCTTTATATATTAAAAACACCAACTTAGATAAAAATAGTTAAATAAAAAAACCCCACTCCGAAGAGTAGGGTTTAATATTTTTAGTGTTTATACCGAATGATATTATGCAGATGCTCCGTAAACTACTGTGTAGTTTGCAGTTAATCCACCTAATGCATCTGCAGTAGTGCTTCCAGATAAGAATTGAGCAGGGAATTGTTCTTGTCCTGTGAAAGTTAAAGAGTATCCGTAAAGGTCTCCTAAAGCTCCACCAGTTTGAATTGTTCCACCGGTCATATCTGCACCTTCTTTTTTACCTACTAAGAATGCATCACCATTGTTAGTCCAAACGATTATTTGAGGTCTACCATAAGCCATAAGCTTTAATTGAGTCGTCATTTCGTTTGTTAACTTCTTTAAGTTAAGAGTTAATTCTTGTGAAAAGAATGTAGTTCCGTTCTCACGAGAAGTGTTAACAGTTTCAGTATATGCACTAGTTCCTTTCAATTCGTAGTAATACAAAATTGAGCCAGATGGAACACCTGACAACAATCCTGATGGAGTTGCTGTTTGAGCTGCTGTTTCTGTGAAAGAACCCGTCGTATAATTGATAAAGTAAACACCCTGTAAACCACCGATGCTTTCTTTACATACTTCGTTTCTTCCTAGAGTTAATGAACAAGGCATATATTAATTTTTTAGTTTTGTTATTAAAAAAGGTGGGTGTTGAGACCCACCCTTTAATTATTTTTTTAGTAAGCTCCGTAGTATACGATGTCTTGACCAATACCGAATTGAGTACCACCTGTGTATCTCATTACAATTCTGTAATTTTGAGAACCATCGATGTTAGCCATATCCAATACTTTTACTTCATTGTAGTCAGAAAGTAAACCTGTTCCGAAGAATAAGTTTGATTTTTGAGCTGCAACAATCTTAGAAGAACTCATACCTGGACACCATACAATCTCAATACCATTGAAGTTGAAAGGTTTTTCACCCACGTTCATTTGGTTGTTCCATCCGTTTGCACCGATAGCACCACCTGCTAAAGCTTGTTGGTATGCTTTAGCTACATCAGTAGATACATACAACAATACATCAGGCTTACCATAAACAGTATCAGGGATAGTGTTTACAACTGAATTTAATTTGTCTAATACATTTGCAGAAGTTACACTTCCAGAAATTACGATTGAACCACTCTTAGCTGCTAATACTGCTGTTGAACCACCTGCTGCGATTGAAGCAGAGAATGCTGTTTGGAAACCACCGAATTGTCCGTTAGTTGTGTTAACACCTTCCCAGATAGACTCTTCAGTTGCTTCTGCTACTTTACCACCTACATAAGAGATTAAGAAATCGTTGAAGTTCTTTGGAATTTCATCGAATGCAGAGAAACCTAATTGTAAAGCTTCCCAGCTATCTACGAATTCTTGCTTACATAATAGTAAGTTAACTTGTAACTCTTTTGGAGTCAATACTTGTTCAGTAATAGCAACGCTACCTGAAGTTGTGAAATCACAAGAAGCATCTTGTACGATACCGCTCACGTCTAATTTTTGGATTACAGATTTGAACTTCACGTTTGGCATGATAGTTACAAGTTTCTTATCCAAAGTGTTTGCACTTAACAACGCTGCTGCGATGTATCCTGCTGCTGCCTCACCTGCGTAGGTAGTCGTAATGCTAGGAAGTGCGAAATTTTGTCTTGCTTTCATTTTTTTAATTTAATGATTTTAATAATTTATTTATAAAGTTTAGATAAGAAAGAAGATTGTGCGTCTTTTGATTTCTTACCATAATTTTTTCTATTTGTTTCAGATGAGAATTTTGTAGCTTCTTCTGTTGGAGCACCATCTAATTTAGGTAACTCTTCTTCATCTTCAGCAGCCATTGCAACTTCTTCGTCAACTTCTTCGTCAACTGGAGGCATCATAGCTTCTTCCATTTTCATCATCTTCTTTTCCATCTCTTCGATTCTGTAAGCCATTTCTTCTAACTTCTTACCTAATTCGATTTCGATTTCAGGCTTCTCATCTTCAGGCTTTAATTCTGCATCAGCATCTTCTGGTAACATTTCTGTTTCATCAGTTTCTTCTGCTGCTTTTAAAGTTCCTTTTTCGATTTGACCTGGTACTTCTGGCATCTTGTCATCTTCTGTGTAAGTGCCTGCCTGTGGAATGTCTTTAACTTTTTCGTCAGACATTTCTACATTCTCTCTCTCAACGATTTTACCATCTTCTGATTTTACCTTTAAAAGAGTTTCGTTACCTTCTTCGTCTTTCAACATTAAATCGTGAAATCCGTTTGGAGCTGGTGACTTAGTTCCATCTTCTGAAACTACGAATAAATCTTCACCTACATCGAATGTTGCAGATTCTACAATTGTTCCATCTGCTAATTTTGCATAAGTTAATTCAACTTCTGTTTTTGATAAAAGTGACATTATCTTATTTAATACTGTTTTTGAGTTCATATTATAATTGTTTGTAAGGTAAAAACACCTTATGTTTAAAAAATCGTTATTTTTATTGATTGTTAATTATTTGATTTAAAGATGCACCCATAAATTCTTCAATTGTATGTGTTGTTGCTTCATCTACTTCTACATATGTCCAATTTCTATTTTGGATATGTTGTAAATATTCTTGTGAGATTATCATCTCTATTCCGTTTGCTGTTAGTTTATAGTTATTCATTATCTTGCATTAAATATATTATAGTTTTGAGTAATGTCAGCACCACTCAATACAGATGGATATACCAACCATGCTACTAATTCACCACTACCTTCATATCCAATCTTTACAGTTTGATTTGTTGGAGTAAATAAAGTTCTATCTATTCCATTATTTTGGGTATTAACATTTGTCGTATTTACATAATATTCAGAGGTATTTGTACTATCATTAGTTCCTGAAAAGAATGTAAATATATTTTGAATATTAGTCCCTGCACCTTGGTCATTATATGCAGCACCACCAGTAGTACCAGCTGCACCACCCCAATATTGTTGATATACACCACTATTATCAGGCCATCCAGTATCAATTGCTAATATCATACCATTATTATTTGCTTGTCCGCCAATTGCAGGATAAGCAGGAGATGTACCTGATGTTATTTTATAATATGCTTGAACAGTATATGCTGCAGGGAAGCTTCCACTATATTCAATATAATTAGATGAATTAGTAGTTAAAATACCACCCTTTGTTGCAGAACTATATGTAGGTGAACCTACAAATGTTGCAGTCGGGCCACTATTTCCACTTACATCATACACCGATGTTCCACTACCTGGATAAGAAGCTGCATAACCAAAATCATATATTAAAGATGCACCTGCAACATAGTTTGGTGCCGGAGGCCCTGCTGCTGCACTTACTTTCTTTCTATTAAATCCAAAGTTTTGAAATATCATTTATATCATGTTTAATGTTGATACTACAAACAAACTACTAGAGTTAACTGAAACAAAAGATAATATATCAATACTACCAGATGTCGGAACATAGGCCGAACCCGATGGTTGTTTAACTGAACTATCAAATGTTACCAACGAGCCTGATAAAGTAGTAATTACTAATGTTGCACTTGTTCCTGCTTGTATATTTGTTGGAGATATTCTAGTTGATGACCCGGAAGGTAGGGATAATGTAAAATAGTTACCAGTATTCAAATCCATAGATGCAGTATTAGATGCAATAGACATTGATATTACATTACCAAATGCACTACCTGTTATTTTCAAACTGCCACTCATTATTTGAGAGCCAGTAATTATGTTATTTGCATTTAACAATACAACCGATGATGTAAATGTGTTTAAACTTGCGGTTGCAGTATTTAAATTACTAATAGAGATTAATGCGGATGCACTAAATGTTTCTAAATTAGCAGTTTCAATTAATAAACTCGCAGTAGTTGTTTCAATGTTATTCAATCTACCATTAGTAGAAGAAGTATATGCATTGAATGATGCAGTTGTTGTAAAACTACCTGTTATACCTTCCAAATTATCCAATCTACTATCTACCGATGTAGAGAATGCAAGAGGGTCACCTAAACCATTTATTGTTGATGAACTAAATGAGTTTGCACTTAATGCTCCTACGAAGCCAGCTTGTGTTCCACCACCTTGCCCCATTGCAACTATAATAGTTCCAGCGGATGTTTGTAATTCTAATCCATTACTTCCTTGTGCTCTAACATGGTGTGTTACTAAATCAGCACCATTCACCATATTGATTGAACCACTTATGTTTATACTACCTGTTATAGTTTGATTACCTACGAATGTGTTACTGCCTGTTGTTGCAAAGTTACCTGTTGAGCCACTAACATCAGGAATGTTTACACTAAATGTAGTTGTATCTCCTTTTGTGAATGTAAGGTTTCTAGTACCTGTATCAAATGATGCAGTTACTAATGCTAAACTAGCTGAAGTATTCAAACTTGCAGTAGCAGAATTTAAATTAGTTACAGATGTGTTTACACTTGCACTATTAGTATTCAAATTACTTATTGATATTAATGCAGATGCACTAAATGTGTTTAATTCAGTTATAGAAGTTACTAACGATGCAGTAGATTGAGATGCAGTGAATGTGTTTAAAGCACTTACTGATGTAAATAAACTTGCAGTAGCTGAATTTAAATTAGTTACAGATGTATTAACACTTGCACTATTTGTATTTAAGTTATCAATACTAATTTGTTGAGATGCAGAACTTGCATTCAAATTACTTATAGACACTAATGCAGATGCACTAAATGTGTTTAATTCAGTTATCGATGTTACTAATGATGCAGTTGATTGAGATGCAGTATATGTGTTTAATGCAGATATAGATGTATTAACCGATGCACTATTCGTTTCTAAACTACTTACTCTTTGATTATTAGAAGAGGTGTAAGAGTTAAATGATGCAGTTGTTACTAAAGTATTTACATTAAACGAAGAAGTATATAAGTTTAAATTATCTATACTAACTTGTTGAGATGCAGTATTTGCATTCAATTGAGTTATAGATGAATTAGTTGATGCAGTATATGCATTGAACGAACTTGTATCTAATCCTTGTACTGATATAATTGCTACACCACCTGCTACAATTGCACTAATCGCAGAACCTGTAAAGTTAAGTGATACTGCATTACCTTGTGGAACACCTTCATCTAATATCGGCATTGAGATAGAAGAAGTAATACCTGTTAACTTGCTACCATCACCAACGAATTGAGATGCAGATACAAATGAACTTGCACTAATAGATGTGAATGTATTAGCAGCAGTGAATGTATTACTACCGGTTGTTGCAAAACTACCAGTCTTAGCATTTATACTATCTATTGATACCTGTTGAGATGCAGAACTTGCATTCAAATTAGTTATAGAGATTGCAGTCGATGCAGTAAATGTATTGATATTAGTTACCGAAGTATTTAAACTTGCAGTAGTAGTATTTAAATTATTTATTGATACCTGTGCAGAAGCAGTAAATGCCTGTAAAGATGCAGTAGCTTGATTTAAGTTACTGATATCAGGAATACTACCTGTTGCAACTGTCACATTAAATGTAGAACCATTACCTTTAGTAAAAGTTATTACATTACTATTTGCTTGTGCAGATGCAGTTATTAAAAGAGATGCAGTAGTTAGGGATTGTGCTGATGCACTAAATGCATTCAATTGAGATATACTACTATTCCAACTTGCACTATCTACATTGTATCCTATCTCATCAACCATAGAGTCAATCATATTTACATTGAATGCTCTAAGTATTGCTGGAGTGATTGCTCCTGCGTTATTATTGGGGAAGGAAGAGTTGTTGTCAACCTTCAATGCCTGTTTTGTAATTTCAGCCATGTTATTTTAATTATTTATTAGTCTAATATTATGTCGAAACCATCACTATAACCATCTGAGAAACCACCACCCTTAGTTCTATTAGGAGATTGAGTTTGTCCTATACCTTGGTTCATAAGAAAACCCTTACAACATTTTACATCGTAAGTGTTACTTTCCAAGCAAATACACCCTTGTCTACTATTCTTAGGTGATGATAATCCTTTTGTTGGCCCTATATAGATTCCCGAGTTATTCTCTCTATTGACAGAATACCTCAAATTTCCATTTCTACTATTACTCCATTTACCAGACATTGAATTGTATTTTATTAAAAACACTTATAACCCAAAAAATCGTTATGACCCTTGCTGTTTCTTTAATGCTTCTCTATGTAGTAAGTTCTTTAAGGTAGTTTCGTCTGATTTGTATGCAAGATATAGTAAACATTTCTCTAATGCCTGCTCCGTTACCCAATCTATCCTACCATATTGTCCGTCTGCAAGTTCAATAAGCGTTTGGTAATTTCCCCACTTTTTTCCAAAATTGATTTGATGTTGGGTGGCATCCCCTCCACCTTCAAATACTTCAGGGTACCGCTCAACAAGTCCGTTAACAAATTGACAAAAAAAAAGAGACACCCGAATTGTATATCCATTGGAACTTGTAAAAATAGTTTATCATCTATCTCACCTTTGTATGCTTCAATAGAATACATATCACCTTTCTTATCTGTAATAGGTCTATATAGTATTGACATTATCTTTGGCCAGTTATCATCAATAGTTAATTGTCCAAACTTACTGATATCTACATATGCACCATAAGACATCTGTGATAGGTTAGGTTCAAATCCATACTCCTTGCCATTGATGTTAATTATTTTCTGCAAGGGATATTCAGTATTAGTAATGAATCCTTCCAATGTCATACGAACTGTATTATAATCTTCAATTGAAAGAGACTTAATATACTCTGCATTTAATCCACATAAGTGAGACAACATTAAAGCAGTTTGTGCTTCTTCGTCATCACCATAGTTCTTCATATCTTTTTGTAGAGTTAAATACTTCTTTAAACTTACACCACTCCAATCAGTTGGGATAGTTAATGTTATTTCCTTGACCATATAATAATTTTATTATGTTACTTAATTTTTTGTTCTTTGCTTCTTCATTATTCAACTTTGCTTGCATCATAATCAATTGAGCAGATTTTGTATCTACTTCTTCCTGTAATGACTTTGCATATAGTATCAGTTCTTTAATCTCTTCTTCATTCCATGTCTGCATACTAATATCTTAAATTTCCTATTGTGATTGCATATGTTCCTTTTGCCTGTGCTTTCTGTGACAAACTCATCATGCATCCGTATCTTGCAGCATCTATTGCATGGTCTAAACCTCCTTCAGGTCTATCCGTTACATATCCATGCTTATCAGTTTCATATTGGTATGCATACATCTCATTAATTAAATTCTGTGAGGTTTTAAGTATCTTTATCTTATAGTTCTTCATTACCTGAATACCAAAGTTAATACTATCTTTACCTTTCACTACTGGCTTTGTATTGAATCCACTTCTATATAACTCCTCTATCAAACGGGGTTCACTACTATCACACCATATAGTTTGCATCTTATCTATCTCTAAGTGTCTCAATCTATCTATGATGTCATTCGTAACCATACCCTTTTCATAAATGAGTTCCTCCAAAAATAGAGTGTCACTATTCTTATAGATTGCCACAAGAGCACAGGGGTCATTAGAATAACCAGCATCAAACCCAAAGCAGAGAAAATCAGCTTCAATAGTATCGCATAACTCAAATTCAAATATCCCTTTATCGTTTGCAGCATATTCACCTTGTCCATATATCTTCCAATATTTAGGGTTAGTTAATTGTAAATCCTCAATTGCTTTAATCATTTCTTTAGGCAAGTAAGGGTTATCTCTATATGTTGTAATAAACCTTTCGCAGTCTTGCATCTTTCTTAACCAACTGAATGGGGATATAGTAGGATTATAAGCTAAAATAATTTTACCTGATGTTCTAATAGATAACTGAAAGAATGACTCTTCATCTATCTCACTTGCTTCATCTATAAAAAGTATATCCGATTTAACTCCTCTTAACTTTTCAGCATCATCAGTTGAAATAAATTGTATTGTGCTCTCTTGTAGTTTGTATACTCTATCCGTTACATTCCAATCATCTTCTCTAAATAGTTGAAGTGATTTTAGGATATCTATGAAGTCTTTTATGATTGTTCTTTTCAGAGATGGTATAGTCTTTCTTACAATCGTTATAGTTTGTTGATGTTCTATTGCTTGTACTATGCAGTATTGCAGGATAGCAAAACTCTTTCCACTACGAGTGCCCCCTATGTGGTGTGTAGTTCTTGCAATACTATTTAAGATATTATCAAACGTGACAGTTGTATCAATCGTTATTTCCAATTTCTTTTCTGTTTATGTTAATACTAATCTGCTGTATCCTATGTTCTATCTCACCCTTCATCTCTGTCCTACTCAATTTAGGTAAAGTATATTCCATTAACTTTAACGCAAGGTCTATTGCTTTCTCTGGGTCTCTCTTCTTTATCTCCTCTAAATCTTTTTGTATTGTGTCCAATGTATTATTAACTGCACGAGCAATAGTTAACTTCATTTGTTCTGTGCTTCTATTCATTGCACCTAATGGTCTCCCATTTTTATTTATCCTCGTATCTCCTTTAACGAATGGCATATTGTATTATTATTGTATTTTACTATATTAAAAACACCTCTTACTTTATTTTGTAGTAGATAGTATTCATTTGTAGAGATGTGGTCAGGACGCCACCTTAGAATTAGGTTGTAACCTATTTTTATAATGAAAGGTATTTACTACATAATAATATAAATGCAATTGCACCTATGTATGCAATTAATAAAATCCATATTTCGTTTCCTTTATTCTTTTTCATCTATCACTTCTTTTATTAGTGTATCAAATTTATCTATGTAATATTTCTTATCCATTACTCTTGCTTTATAAGTCTCTAATATCTCATTATACATCTTATTAAAAAACTTATCATCTCTTAAATGAATTATCTTTTCTTTTAATTCTTCGTATGTATTACATCTCTGCCATTCACAATTAACTATCTCATTATCTATATCGTAATCTTTCCAAACTAATGGTATTGTTCCACACGCCAATGCTTCTCCGTATCTACTTGTAAATCCTTTTGGTGATACATTCAAACATATAGTTGTTCTACTTCTACCTATATCGTTTAGATGTTCTTTCATTCCATCCTTATACTTCTTTACTCCTTTTACATCCCATCCTATTAGTATTTTAGTTATATCCTTATCTTTCCTTATAGTATTCATTAAATCTTTTCTATCATCCTTCTTATGCATTACTCCCCAATAACTGAAATCTATATCCTTATTCTTGTCAAAAGTTTCCTCACATATAAACTCATGCTTTAAGTTATGTATACCACCAATAAAATCATTCTCGTCTATTCTATACCATTCTATATTTGGTGATGGTAATGTAGTTGATAGTAATTCTATTGTATCTAATTTGTCCGATGTCAGTATTATTGCTTTCCTCATCTTACCATCATTCAATACTTCGTTAATTCCTTTAATCCATTCATCAGTCTTTCTTTTTAATATGAATGGTGCAGTATCTAAATGATATACAAATTCCATTTCAGTTGGTATAATAAGATAATCACTTTCTTTTATATCAATTAAGTTTCTTGGCCTTTTCTTTATATTCCTTATAGATAAATTATAATAACGATATTCAAATTGAGGATTGTTTTGTATAAATAAATCCAATAGATAATAGAAACTATCCATTGTATGTTGTAAGTTCTTACCTGTATATTTGTGTGAATTTCTTAACCTTAATATTGTAACTACTTTCTTTTCCTCTTTATATTCAAAAAATTTACTCATATTATTCTATCGTATCCGTATACCCTTATTGTCTTACCTTCACTATCTGCAATTATTAACATACCACCCATACTATTCCCTTTAAGTATAATTTGCTTATCTCTTATCCATGTCCAATTAAAGTTTAGATGCACATACTGATAATCTATATTAGTATTCATAGTAGTCATGATGATTTGGATAATCTTTTGTAATACTTTTTCTACTCTTTGATTGTTTAGCTTCTAATGTTTCTTTATCTCGTCTGTCCAATATCCATTTCATTATTCCATTCTCCTCTATCTCTTTTATCTGTTTATCATAGTGTTGAGTTATGATACTTTTATCACCAGTCTTTTTAAATTCAATCCATGCTTTCCTTAATTCTCTTTGTATTCTATGAAATCTACTACCTGCTTCATTAGTTCTATTATCAAATGGATAGTTATCTTTCTTTTGATATAAACTCCTTTTCTTTTGTTCAACTATCTTTTGCTTTTTGTTTTGACAAGGTTGGCATGTATATACAGGTTTCTTTGCATGGAATGTTTCACCACATTCTTTACATTGTCTTGTTTCACCATTCTTGTGGTCAAACTTTGTATTCCATATTGCCATAACTTATTTATTAAATGGATTATCCAATGTATTCTCTAAATACTTTCTTATTTTCTTAACTGAAAGGAATACAGTACTCTTACTTATCTTTGTATCTCTTGCAACTTCGTCAAGCGTTTTGTCCGACATCCAATAGAGTTCAAATATCTTTGCTTGTGGCCACATTCTTGTTACTTTTAATTTAGTCAACTCTTGCATGACTTCTTCATGTGCAGTCTGCAATTCCAAATCTCTATCTATATCATACTCCTCTTCCATTACTTCTTCAGGCATCTCTTCTTTGTATACAACTCTATTCAATTTCTTTGTCTTATTTATCCATCTGCTTTCTAAAAAACGATAACAATAAAACATATTGTATGCAGTACCCCAAAATATCTTTGGATTACATTTCTTATGTAGATACTCATAAAGTTCTTGTACTAAATCTTCACCCTCTTCTTTACTTTTAGTAATCTTTGATGCGTGTTTAATTAACCAATGATTTGAATCCACATATAGATTAGTTAGTCTTTGTTTACATTCATTGTATTGTATACTACCTGAATCTATCATTTACTTATTCTTTATGTAATCATTAAGAAACTCGACTGCTCTTTTCCAATGTGCTCCACTACTTCCACACATACATGGTTGTGGTTCGTGTTCACCTCTTATATGATTGAATGTATTCCAAATGTAATGTGCTTTATCCTCTGGTAATCTAGTCGTAATTTGTTTTAGAATACCTTTTAGTTCTTCTAATTGTACTTCTGTTAATTCCATTTTACTTAACTCCTTTTAATTTAGGTAATTCAATTGATTTCTTTTCTGATTGTCCTTGTTGTTTAATAGGATTTTGTAGATTTAAGAATGGTTTTAATGCTTGAATGTTAGGATGGTTGCCTGGAAATCCAATCGCCATACTTGCTAATATCAATACCATATCATTTACTGATTGCATCTTTGACCAGTCTACCATATATACTGCGGTCTCATCTATTACTAATTCTTGTTCCTTTGGTGCGTCTGCGTAACTAATACCCATAATTTATATTTTATTTTGTTTTAAATAATTTTGTAAGTGTTTCATTTCTATCCCATTGATGTATTAACGGATAAGGTTTATTAGTTATAGGATTATATACAACACCATCTCTAATGTCTAATTCTTCATTTAAAGTACCAACCTGCAGACATAAGTCATTTACAATTGTAACCTTATCTTTTATTAAATCGTTGTGAATAAGTAGGTTTAAAGATGATTGGTCGGTATAATGACGAACATCACCTGCTTGAGATACTAACCAGTTCAACATAAGTAATGCTTTTACTCCATGCCATTTACCTGCAATAATACCTACATTACCTATCTCTTTGTTTTTAATCCATTCCCAATAGATGTTACCATACCCTTCATGTATATTTTTTATATTCCATTCTTGTTTATGATATTGCAATCTTTCACTTGCAACAAATACTTCTGTCTTTTCCCACCATCCACTTAATCTATCTCCATAATAATATTTCTCCTCTAAATAGTCAGATGGATTAGTTTGGAATATTACATCTCTAACATCAGTTGTAAATACAAAACGATATCCTGTAATATGTGTTTCTAATATCTGCCACATATCAATTAATCTTTGCATGTGTGGATGTCCATTCAAATTGTTTTCGTAACACTTCCATCCATTGTCATCAAGGAACTTTAAAGTTTCGGATGGGAGATTATAACAAATCATTATCTTGTCTCCTTTAAATCCACATTTGTTTACTGAGTCTACATACTCTTTAATCTTATCAGGAGTGTAATTTGCTACACATCCTATTATTAAATCTTTCCTCATATTATAATTTAATACCATCTGGACATCCAAATAGTTCGTTAAGATAAATCTGTCTTTCCAAACATCCACATGATTGTTTATTGAATACTTTAATTGCAATCCATCCTGCAATGTCTTTTGCTCTACCTAAGAATACAATATCTAACACCGCAGATACTATATTTCCAACTTTTATTACACAAAACTTTTTCATATTGTTTATTTTAATAAGGATACATTGGGTGTTTTGGATTTGCTGCACCATACAATACTCCTGCTTCTATTCCGTATTTCATATTATCCCATTGGTCTACAAGTTGTAAATTATCCAATGAATTATTATGTTTGTCATGGTCTATGTGATGACACTGTAAACCATCTTTAATCATTCCGTTGTGACACTCATATACAAACCTGTGGATAAGATACATTTTAGGAAAACTATCATGTATACAAAATTGTTGATACCCTCTTGTGTGATTAACTTTTGATAATCTTTTAACCTTATTGAATTTAAGAGAATAAATATTACCATCTATGTCCGATGCGTAATTTGTAAATACTGGGTGTTTTTTTAATTCCATAGTCATTTTGTTTATAATGTAATATACGACAAATATTTTAATTTACCAAATCGTATAACAATATATATTAGTTCCCGGCCCAAAGCAACAAAAAACCCAGCGCGAATGACAAAAAACGGCTGGGTTTTAATATGTTGAGTAGGACTTCATATATGTAATGCTGAATAGCGATGAAGTATTTTTTAACCTACCTTATATAAAAACATATTATGAATGTAATATAGTTAAAATATTTCACTTCTCCAAAACATTTATATAAATTGTTTTGCTTTAGGATGATATATCAATGAGTAAACATATGCAATACTAATACCTAAATCTTTTGCAATCTCTTCAACCAAGTCTTTTGCTTTACCTGAGTATGAACCTTTATTAGTATAATATAATTTAACTACTCTTTCCATACTATCCATATACTTTCCCTTTGTCTTTGCTGTATTTCTTATTGTAATCATTTGTGAGTTCATATAATGAGTTCCCCACTTTAGATTAGTTACTGCATTATTATTAGGATTGTCGTCTTTGTGTAGGACTAATTCTTTACCTGGTCTTTTCTTTATCCAAGCCAATGCAACTAATCTATGCACATACTCCATCATTCTTTGACCACTATCATTTGAAATACAAACTTGTAAGTGCCCCTGCATAGGTAAAGCTCTTGGTGATAATACTAAACCACATCTACCATTTGTTTTACCTGATACCGTAGTTGTTTGTGTTCTTGCAAGTTCAGGTACTCTCATTATCTTTCCTGTATTTGATGCAATATATTTACTATATCCAGGAATGCATTTCCATTTTTCTTGTTTCATATTTTATTGTTTTTCATCTGCAAATATATTATCAAACTTATTTGCTATTTCTTTTTGTTCTTTATCTAAACTACCTGTAATAACATCTGCTAACATATCTTGTCTTTCAGCTTTTGTTTTAACTTCTTCTTGTTCCTTGATTATATCTTGAACTTTATCTTTCTCTTTATCCTTGTCTTTAATACTATCGGTAGTGTATTGATAGGGTATAGATAGAGTATCAATAGAGTTATCAAAGACTATCTTTGGGGTATAGATACCAGATGTATCTACTTCTAATACTCTAGCAATAATCAATTTTTTAATTGCTGATAATACAGCTTTGTTCTTACTATTTAAAAAATCTATTCCATATTGATAAACACAGAATTTATTTATAATCCATTTATCAGTATCAATTTTAGTAATTCTACCTTTGAATATTTCAGCAAGTCTTTCTAAACTTATATTAGTTCCACAACTGAAATTTAATAGTTTTATATTTTGTTTCCATATACCAGCGTTGTCACAAGTATCTAATAAGTAAATCCAAATAATTTTATAATCATTGGACATTTCCGTGAACCATTCATCTTCCCATTTTTGGGTGTCTGTAAATCTTTGAGCCATAATCTAATTAAAAACCCCGTTGAACTATGAAGTTGGATTTCATAATTCTCAGGGGTGTGTTTTGGAATTTCTTCCGTTATCTTTAATATAGTATCCAACACTATATGTTTTTTGTTTGATATAAGTAATATTACGACAAATTATTGATATTACCAAATTATTCAGTATTTTAATTTTACCTACACATATACATATTATCGTTTCTCAAAAACATAATACAAAAAAATGTAATATATAACTCACACTATTTGTCAAAGTGAAAACTGTGTGTTTTTACGCATATAAAAAAATTACTATATATAACTGCAAAAAGGGGTATTCCATGCATAAATCGTTGATTTTCAACCGTTTAGTATAACCTATTGATTATCAATG